CGATAGCGGCTACGAGGCCCCAGCGGTTTATGCCTGGGCGCGTAAATCCGGGGCCGGTCAGGTTTCCCCGGTCAAGGGCGTCGAAGGCTTTAATCGTTCCGCCCCAGTATCGGGCCCGACTTTTGTTGACGCCACCGAGGGCGGCAAGAAGGTAAGACGCGGGGCCCGGCTCTGGACGGTGGCGGTTTCGACCTTCAAGTCCGAGACCTATCGTTTCTTGCGCCTTGAACGCCCGACCGACGAGGAATTGGCCTCGGGACTTCGTTATCCTGCCGGAACATTGCATCTGCCTATGTGGGCCGATGCCGAATGGTGCAAACAGCTGGTCGCCGAACAATTGGTGACGGTGAAAACCAAGCGTGGCTTCACCCGCCTTGAATGGCAGAAAATCAGGGAACGCAATGAGGCGCTCGATTGCCGGGTTTATGCCCGCGCGGCGGCTTGGATTCTCGGGGCCGACCGCTGGCCGGAAGCCAAATGGAAGGATCTCGAAGCCCAAGTAGGTTCGTCTACGGCAAATGAGCCTGCAACAGAAAACATGGCGACACCAGCCGCCGGACTGATCCGCCATCAATCGCGCCGGGGGCGGAGAGTTTTTCAATCAAGCTATATGGGCTGATCTCGACAATTGCTTTCTGAAACTGCGGTCGCGCTTCAAATACCATTCGCGGCTCATCGCCTCTTCTCGTGTGGTAAAGCGCTCGGCATAGAGCAGGCTCCATGCGCGCCCACGGGTTGAACGCGCCCCAGTGCCAGAATTATGCTGAGTAAGACGTCGCTCGAGATCAAGAGTCCAGCCGACATAGGTTCTAAAGCCCTGCTTGCCTTGGCTGCCAAGGATATAGACGTAGAAACCAAGTGACCTATCCACGGGGTTTACGTTTGCCACTACGATGACTGGCCAGCGGGCCACGCCGACGGTAAGCAAACCATGACAGCACCCGGCGGACATGGACCTCGTTAATGTCGTTAGGATCAAACGGTCCGCCGTACCACTCGATCATGCGTCGGTGTTCCTCGTGAGTTTTATCCATAACTGCTTCGAGAAAATCCATGAAACCAGGTGGGCCACCAACATCATCAGGCGGACAACGCTTGGCCCCATCGACAAAGACAGGATACTCGACTTCTTCCTTGCCGTCATAAACGGACTCGATGGTTATGTCGTGCCGCCAGTAATCGCCAAGATCATAGATGTAGATGAATTGTTCCACTCCTCGATCAACCAGTGACTTGAGACGTATGCCTTTGGCTTTGAATATCTTGCGCTCATAGAGCTCATCATCAGAATAGGGTTCGCTATAGACCTTATCTCCGATCTGAAATTCAAAAAGATGCGAATCATTCCAACCCATGGCTACCTGGATGATGTCGTGTAGGCCCATCAAGGTAGTCGATAAGGGAACATCTACCAGTCGCCAGATTTTGGGTTTGATATCACGAAGCTCGATTTTGATTCTGGCGATAGGTTCGATCATCTGGCACCTCCGTCTGCATTCTTTGGGCTAGCCTATCCGGCAAGCCGCCTAGACTTCAATTGCTCAAAAGCTAAATGCCTTTGAAAGGCTCTTTCTGCCATGACCCTCGACGAACTCAAGGCCGAGCGCGAACGGGTGCTGGCTAGGCGCAATTCATTGGTGAGCCGGGTGAGCGTGGGTGAGCGGAGCGTCCAGTATGATCTCACCCAGGCCGACAAAGTGCTGACCGATCTCGACCGGCGCATCGGCCAACTGGAGGGCAAGGGTCGTCGAAGGCGTATCCTCACCATAGCCAGCAAGGGGCTATAACCATGCTGGGCAGTCTTCGGCGAAAGGTTGGCGCCTTCATCGGCGGTTTTGAGGCAGGTCAGGGCAACCGGCGGCTTAGGTCCTTTCAGGCCAGTCGCGCCCATCTCAACACCCTGATCGCGGCGGCTGGAGCGGATATCACCGCCCGCGCCCGCTATCTCATTCGCAATAACGGTTATGCCGCCAACGCCATCGAATCTTTCGCCGGTAATGTGGTGGGGGCGGGTATTAAGCCCTCCTCCCTGATCGGCGATTCCGCTTTGAAAGCCACCGTGCAAAAGCTATGGCTTGCCTGGAGCGACGAGAGTGACGCGGAAGGGCTCACCGACTTTTACGGTCAGCAACGCCGGGCGGCCCGCGAGGTCTTCATCGCAGGCGAGGTGTTCTTCCGCTTCCGGCCTCGCCGTCCGGAGGATGGCCTCTCGGTACCTCTGCAATTGCAAATGATCCCGTCCGAGATGCTGCCGCTCACCCGGCCAGAGACACTGCCTTCTGGCAACGTCATCAGACAGGGCATCGAGTTTGATCGCATCGGGCGGCGAGTGGCTTATCATTTCTTGCGCCGTCATCCCGGCGATGTCAGCGATCCTGGATTTGTCGGAGAAACCGTCCGCATCCCAGCTTCCGAGATCATTCATATTATCGACCCGGTCGAGGCCGGGCAATTGCGCGGTGTCTCGCGCTTTGCTCCTTCCATCGTCAAGCTGTTCCTCTTGGACCAATATGACGATGCAGAGCTGGATCGTAAAAAGGTGGCGGCGATGTACGCCATGTTCATCACCACCCCCAATCCCGGTGAATCTTTCGACCTGGCCGAAGAAGCCGGTAATGGCGAGCGGGTGATGGATGTCCAGCCCGGTCAGGTGGTGATGCTGGAGCCCGGTGAAGAAATCCAGACCTCGGCCCCCGCCGATGTCGGCGGCAGCTACGAGGCCTTCCAGTATAGGACGCTGTTGCAGATTTCCGCCGCGCTTGGCGTTCCTTACGCCTATCTCTCAAACGACATGCTGAAGGCCAACTATTCCAATTCGCGCCTCGCCCTGCTGGAATTTCGCCGCCGGGTCGAGGCCTGGCAGCATTCAGTGATGGTCTATCAACTCTGCCGCGCTGTCTGGAGGCGTTGGATGGATGTGGCGGTAATATCGGGCGCCCTCGATATCCCAGACTACGAGACCCGCCGAGGCGAGTATCTCGCCTGCTCCTGGCTGCCGCCGCGCTGGGAATGGGTCGATCCGCTGAAGGACGCCCGCGCCGAAATTGAGCAGATCGAAGCGGGCCTCAAAAGCCGCTCCCAGGCCATCGCCGAGCGCGGCTTCGATGCCGAACAGGTGGACGCCGAGATCGCCGCCGACAAGGCGCGGGAAAAGTCCATGGGGCTCATCTTCGGGGCGGCAATAGCGGCCAATTCTGGCAATCTCAGTGATGAGGGATCTGGTCAAACGGATTGATCACCGAGACGCCGGTCGGAGTGAAGTCTGAAACATTGCGTGTCGCCACTATCAGGCCATGCTCAAGCGCGGTGGCCGCAACCGCCAGATCAAGGCCCTTGTTGCCGATTTGGTGGGACAATCGCCCCCAACGGCGAGCCACGGCCACGGTAACCGGAAGAATGCGGCCCTCATAATTGCGCAGGATTACATCCAGCCAGGCCGCAAGATCATCACCGAAATGGGGGTTAATCTCGCGCTGCCGCTCGATGCCACGTTCGATCTCGCCGATGGTCACAACGCTTATGAACATATCCTGGGAGCGGATATTGGCGATCCATGCAACAACATTGCGATTTCGCTGCTCTTGGCGTTTTCGTAGTTCCGAGAGCACTACGGTATCAAGAAGGAACATCAGAAACCGGTCTCCCGCATGCGGCCATCAAGGCGGTCGAACTCACCGCCATCGGTCGGCATGGCCAGAAGGTGATCCGCAAGTGAGGGGGTCGTCAGATGCTCCAGATGACGCAGTCTAGCGTATTCGCGAGCGTCAAGGACGACGACGGTCGGCTTGCCGTGCTTGGTCACGGTTTGCGGCTCACCATGGCGGGCAGCCTCAATGACTTCGCTGAAGTGGTTTTTTGCGTCTTGTACCGACCAAGTTTGCTCGACCATAAGAACACCTTCTGGCTAGAAATTATGTCCAGAATATGAGGCGAAAACGCCAAAAGTCAAGCCCGTTCCTTCCTCTACTTTTTGGGATTTTCATGACCGATCTACCTCATCTGGCTTCCCGTTTGTACGGGACGCCGCTCCTGGTCGCGCGGCCAAAATTGGACGTGATCATGGGCGTGCTCGGCCCCCGTCTGGCGGGGCATACCCTGGCCCCGTTGGATATCGGCGTGATGCCCGGGCGGGAATTGGAGATCACCCCGGAAGGCATCGCCATCATCCCAGTAACCGGAACGCTGGTTAATCGTTCCTCCTATCTGGCGGCGGCGAGTGGGTTGACATCATATGGTGAGATCGGTGACGCCATTGAGTCCGCCGCTACTGACCAGCTGGTGCGCGGTATCTTGCTTGATATCGACTCCCCTGGTGGCGAGGTCGGCGGGCTGTTTGATCTCGTCGAGCGCATTTCCGCCATTAGGCAGGCATCAGGCAATCCCATCCACGCTCTCGCCAACGAAGCCGCTCTCTCGGCGGCCTACGCCATCGCCTGCGCCGCTGACAGCATTGCCATTACCCAAACCGCCGAAATTGGTTCGATTGGCGTGGTCGCCATTCATGTCGACGAAAGCGCCGCCGATGCCCGAGCCGGTCTCGCCTGGAGCTTCGTCCATGCCGGGGAGCGCAAAGTTGACGGCAATTCCCATGAACCGCTCTCAAACCGGGCCAGAGCCGATATCCAAGCCGATGTCGATGTTCTCTACGAGCGCTTCGTCGCCCTGGTGGCCCGCCGACGCAATCTGTCGCCCGAGGCGGTGCGGACCACCGAGGCTGGGGTTTATCGCGGGGCTCTGGCGGTGAAGGCCGGACTCGCCGATCAGGTAGGCACGCTCCGTCAGGCGGTCAGTCGAATGGCTGGCGAACTACCCCGACCCATCAGTAAGCGCGGCCAATTTGCCCAACATTCCCACGCCGCCAAGGAGATTTCCATGCAGACCGATCCCGAAAATCTGCCGATCCCAAAAGACGAAAAGCTTCTGCCCGAGAGTGAAGAAGTCCCCAACACTCCGACGCCTGAGCCCATGTCTTCAACTCCCGCAAGCGCGGCTGGAATTGAGCAGCGCCTGCGCTCCCAGTTTGCAGAACTGGCTACGGTCGCCGCTCAGGCCGCTCGATTGGGCATCAAGATCGACGCCGCCGAGGCCATGGCCAAGGGCTTGAAACCCGACGCCCTGCGGCAATCAGTCCTCGATCAATTGGCCGCCCGCGCGGAAGCGAGCGAGATATTTACCGCCGTGCCCCCGCCAGCAAATTCGGTCCAGGCCGAAAGCCCCATCGTCAAGCGGGCCCGCGAAGCCCAGGGGCGCGCAGGCGCCCAATAGTTCAATGGCGGCGAAGCCGCCTCCAAAAACTGCACATAAGGAATTGAGCCATGTCCGTCCTTATCGCTCCGCCCACCATGGGCGACCTTCTGAAGTACGAACTGAACGGCAATTTCACCCGCGAGACCGTGACCCTTAAATCCGGGACCGATTATCCGCTGGGAGC